GAAGCAACCAACGCAGTAAGACCAGTAACAGAAGTACCAGTTGTAGCAACATAATCTGTACCACGAACCTGTAAAACACCGTTAATGAAAACTTGTTCCAAACCAACAGTGTAAGAAAGAGTTACAGCATTATCGTCAGTACCAGAAACCGAAGTTTCCCCACCAGCCATAGTCTTTTTCCAAGAAGTAAAATTGGCTGTAGTGGAAGCAGCAATATATTCCCACGCAGAAGTTGCAGTATTATAATATTTTAAAACAGCCATTACATTCCACCTAACATAAACGGATGAATAGAAGGAACCCATTCTGTATCAAAGTCATTAGCAGACTTTTTAGAAACTATATCACCAATACCACCACCAATAGGTACACCAAGTGATGCAGCAATAGAAGTGTCGGCCCAAAGAATAGAAGTAGAAGGTGCTGTTGCACCAATGAAAACACCAGTTGCACCAGTTGCGCCGTCAACACCAATAGTACCGTTAGCACCTGTTGGTCCTGTAGGACCAGTTGAACCAGTTGAACCAGTTGCTCCTGTTGCACCATCAATACCAATTGTTCCGTTAGCACCTGTAGCACCAGTAGGACCTGTAGGACCTGCAACAGTAGAATCAGCACCTGTAGGACCAGTCGAGCCTGTAGGACCTGTTACACCTGTAGGACCAGTGGGACCAGCCACAGTGCTGTCAGCACCAGTAGGTCCAGTAGAACCAGTACTACCAGTTGCACCTGTACTACCAGTAACACCTGTAATACCTTGAATACCTTGAATACCTTGTGAACCTGTAGGTCCAGTACTTCCTGTAGCACCAGTGTCTCCAGTGGCTCCAGTAGCCCCTGTAGAGCCTGTAGCGCCAGTAGAACCAGTAGGACCAGTTATACCCTGAGAACCAGTAGGACCTGTACCACCAGTAGCACCAGTGCTACCTGTAATAGAAGGACCAGTGGAACCTGTACTACCAGTAGGACCAGTCACACCTTGAGGACCAATAGGTCCCTGAGTACCATCAACTTCAATAAGAATATTATTAGGGTCAGTAACACTGACCTCACTAATAGTTTCTTGTATTGTAATCTCTGTTGCCATTTAGCGAGTTACCTCTCCTCTGACAACAAATTTTCCTTCAAGAACTCTAGTCACAACACTTGTGCTAGTTTGAGTTAATTCTAAATCATAAGTATGACGACCTGCAATTAAACCTGTTGTGTCTGTTGCAGTTAAAGTTAAAGTAACAGTACCACCTGCTGAGAAAGATATTCTACTATTAGCAGTTGTTAATTCAATGAGAACAGTATCAGCATTAAGAAAAGAACGCACTTGCATTTTGGCTGTATAGTTGCCAACTAAATCCCAGGCAACACCATCAGTTTTAATTGTAAAAGTTAAACTGAAAGTAGAACCCTGGTCACAGACCATATTGTATCTACCAGCCATTATTTTCCTTTTCTTGAAACAGCAGCATTATCTACTAAATTCGGATACTTTCTACCAGCAGCCTTAGCACGAGCCTTAGCGCTTTTAATTTGAGTTGGAGTTAATTTCTTAGAAGTTTTCTTAGGGTTCTTCTTGTCCCAAAATGCTTTCTTCTTCACCACTTCACCTTATTCGCCCAGTACGCTGCAGACATTTTGCCTTTAGCAATATTCTTTGCATGACGTGCTTTAAAACTTGCTTGACGTTTAGTTGGTGTTCTGTCCCCAGTAACACCTTGTTGTCCAAAGCGGATTGTCTTAACCTTTGAACCTTCTTTAGCCACAACAACATGTGACTTTTTAGGGTGGCTTGGAGTCCGCTTTGGCTTGTTATAGCCAGAGACTCCAGCACGCTTTAAACGTGAGTCTTTTGGCTTCATAATTACTTCTTAGGTTTCTTAGGTACTGCTGTTTGAATGCTTGATGGCATAGGTGCAATTGGCATACCCATTGGGTTATCACCTTTGCTGTTAGCCATAGCATGGTCTAAGTTAGGATAGTTACATCCACAAGTTGCGCACATTATTTCTTTTTACCCATCTTCTTCATCTTAGCCATAGGCTTCTTTTTCATATCTGCTTTTTTCATATCCATCATCTTTTTGCCCTTAGGCATTTTTTTACCGTACATCATATTATGCTCCGTATGCTCTTCCTGTTTTGTTTGATACATCTATTGCCCTACGTATATCCTTAGTCTTAGTACTATCAGGTTGAATACCCTGAGACCTAGCCTGACGATATAACGCAAGTTCATTATCCCACTTCTTTGCAGACATTGTTAGTCTAGTGGATGCTTCACCAGGATTCAAATCCACAGTGGAAGCCTTACAACCGAAACATCCTTCAACATAGTCAGGATGTTTAACTCTTCTGTGTAAACTCATTTGTTGTCCCCAAACGTTTTTCAATCCTATCAATAGCGTCCTTCATAGAGGAACCACCATTGTTGCTTAACTCGCCGTCTAGTCTGTTAAGTCTTTCCATAACACCTGGCACAGGGTCTCTACCTGGACCACCAGGCTCGCCTTCCCAATCTCGGCGAAATTTTTCCAACCAATTCATCATAGAACGAGTCTTTCGAACTGTTGGAGCAATCACAAAAAATACAGAAGCAAGAGCACTTGCAGTCGCACCCGCTACAAGAATGTTGTTTATCATCCTTCAAAGTTACTTTCAGTAATGCCGATGCCAGCAGCAATGAGTGCAGTCTTTTGTGCATTCGTAACATTGTGTTCATGTCCTCCAGCATAATACTCTGACGCAGAATCAACTTGGTCAGTGGATGGAACTCTTATCCTAGAATATGTTCCATTAATTTTTAATACACTAATTCCACGCTTATGTTTGTAACGATAAAATAAACCAAAACCTGCTGGTCCTTCATCAACTGTTGGTGGAAAAAATGTTGGCAATTTAAAATCCTTTGAGTAAGAGTAACCCCCACTTGACGTGGGGGCTACTGATAATGAATCTAACTACGCAGCGTTAATGCTGGATGAAGATTCAATTCTGTATAGTGCTTCTTCGCGGTAACGCTTGAAGCCTAATACTCCGTACCAACCAATTGGGCGCAAGCGCATCAATTTGTCAGTAACGTTTCCGATAACCACATGTGGTTCTTCAGCAACTGCTTCAGCAAGTGCTTGTTGACCAGCAAGGATTGTACGGAACACGCGTGCACTTGAACCACCATCGGTGGCGTTGTACATACGTGGGGATTCGATGAAGTATGCTCCTTCGAATGTTCCAATTTCACCAGCCCAAATGTTTTCATTTGTTTGGTATTCGTGTGGAAGTCTCCAAGCACCTGAACCTGTTTCTGCACGAAGGTCGTGTGAAACTTCAGGGTGGATTGCACACCAGTATAATGCACCTTTACGAGCAACTGCTTTACCTGCACGTAGTTTTGCAACTGCGAGACGGATATCGGCTGCTTTCAAAGTATGTGCACCAGTAACGTTTGTTGTTGCTGTTGCGCGAGTACCTGAAGCGTTGCTTGCATAGATTACGTTTGTTCCAGCGCGAAGTTCTGTTTGAACAATTTCGTCAATGGAATCTGCCATGTTGAACGCAACAATGTTTGCAATTGCTGGGTCAACTTCAGCAAGTGACATCAATTGCAGTTTGCGTGTGGTCAATACTGCGTTACCGTATTCGTTAAGAGTTACGGTTACAGCAGTTGGTGAACCAATCGCTACTGAATCTGGGTCAACTTGTTCTGATAAAGCAGTTGTTGCTTTGCTTAGGTCGCTGTAGATTTGGAATACTACAGATGAACCTGGCATTGATTGGCGTGCTGGACGCTTGTCTGCGACTGAACGTAGTAATGGTTGAGAGCGAAGTGCGAACTCAACTAAACGGTCATAAGCCTTTTGAACGAGACCTGCACCATTAGATGGTGTGAAGGTTCCTACGTTGTCTGCGCTTGAATATTGACCGCCACCAAGACCACCGTTAGTTGCAGATGTTCCGCCAGAGAGCGCGGTATATGCATTTGCCATTTCGGTTATTTCCTTAGATAGTAGTTAGTTAGACTAAATCTCTCCGCCTTGTTGGAAAATCATATTTGTGATTTCTTCAGCAGATTCTGCGTTTTGTAATCTTAAATATAAATCATCCATACCAGCAGGAGATTGAGCATTAGCAGTAACAGAATCGATTTGTCTGAGTGTAGCCAAATCAGGCTTCACATCATCGGGCGTCTGTACTGTTAAACCAAAGACATCAGCATTTTCTGCAATCCAGTTATCGATAGTATCTGGATTAGCCTCAATTTCTTGAGGAATAAATTTTGCTATCTTTGGACTTACGCCCTTGCTTTCAAGAACTGATTTGATAACGTTGTGACGTTGTTCAGTCTTAATCGAAGAAAGTTGTCCTTCCATTTCGGAAAGCATTTTAGATTTAGTTTTCAACTCCTTACGAAGTTGTTTTAATAAATCGCTTTCTGATTGTTGACTTTGACTAAAATCATCATCGTCGTCTTCCCATTCTTGATATGTGTTGCTCATCGCAACGCTCCCATTCTATTTGTGTTAGTCGCAAGCCTCATAATAAATCGGGGAAAATACTATGGCTCTTGCTACCAGTCTTGTTACTCTCATAGGGG